AGCTCGGCCAGGTCGATGATCATCGCGCTATTGCAGCCGACGCAGTCTACTATCCACCGGCCATGATTGATTCGGGCCGAGACCTCCCCCGAGGTCTGCCGGGCGGTCGGCTCAGGTAATGGTCCGAATCCCATCCCCACATATATCCTCTGGACCATCACCAGATACGGCTCGGCCTGGAGGTGCTGGTGCTGGACAATACAATCGTCCATCAGTACGCCAGCCTGGTTGAGGTCCCGAGGGCTGAGGTATCGAGGACCCAGAAGTCGGAGAATTGCACCGCGTCGCTGATCAGGTATTGGACCTGATGGGTCCGGTCGGCGCTGATTTTGTGGGAAATTGCCTCGACGAAAAACCCGCCACTGAGGCCCAGGTTGGCGTTATTGTTTGCCACAACCGTGATTCGGTCCGAGACGTCCCGTGTTATCATCTCGTCCAGGGAGGTTTGGTCACGGTTCGCGATATATGTTAACTTCAAGGTCGGCGTCGGGTCTTTGTAGATTCCCAGGTTAAACCTCGCCCAGTTCAACGCCTCAGCTGTGTCCGGGATATATTTCGTCCGGCTCGGCCAGGTCCTCTTCCCGAACGCGGTCTGCGATGTCGCGTCCTCCTCCTTGATGGTGGCCGGGTCGTCCGCGGTGATCCCCGTTCCCCGGGCCTGGAGCTTGGTGATGTATGCGGTAACGCTCCCGTTATTGGTCAGGGTGATCTCCATCGTCTCCGAGGATTTACTGACCGCAATCCCGATGTCCGAGGTCAAATTATCCGCCGACCCATCGGCGGCGCTATTGGCGATCATGTCCGTGGTAGCAGCGGTGGTCGTCCAGGTCCCAACTCCCATAGCATCATTCGCCGAGACCGAGGTCGGGTATCGGGCAATAAATGTCCGGGCCACGCCGGGGGAAATGGAAGGCGAGCTGGCCCCGGTCTCCGATAATGTCCACAGGACCGCTACGCTGCCGGTGGTATAGCCGTGAATCTCAGTCGAAAAAATATTAAATATATGCGGTAAATAGTCGTCTTGAACGATGCCGGTATAGGGGAGGGAGGCGCCGTCGGCGTCCGAGAATGTGGCCTGAGAGACTAGCGCCGCTCCGCTCAGTCGGTGGTGCCGGTCGTCGAAAATAATCTGCCCGGCCTTCCCCTCCCGGATAAACCCGCCTTCGGTGGATGCGACCTCAAAAAGCGCCGGGACCGTAAATGTCCCATCGGCCCAGTAACGGGAGATGGTAGTCTGGCCCTCGTCCAGACTCCGGTAATCAGACCCGGACCCCCAGCCGGCGGCGTCCAGAATGTCGTCAATTACCTGGTCGGTCCTCTGGTCTGTGACCATCTCCACTTGGATCTTATCGAGGTTGACCTGCTTTAGCGGCCCATGCGCTTCTAGCAGTGCGGTCGAGTCTCCTCCGGTGTGGGCCATGGGCGTGATTTTCGATAGGTATCCCTGCCATATAACTACTTTACTCTGGGCGTCCGAGGTCGCCAATAATCGGACCGGACGACCTGGGAGCACCTTGCCATACAATGGCGAGGATGTGTTAAATGAGGAGTAATCCCCGGAGCGATTGTCCAGGAGCGCCTTTAACGTTCCCGCCTTTGATTTCCCCGTTAACTGGGATGCTCGGTCCCGCCCAAACCCACAGCTTATCGACCGGATTCGGTCCGGGGATACCTGGTCAGCCCAGGTCACCGGAAACGTCAGAGGAAACGCCACATCATCAAAACTGCCGCTATTATCCCAATCCACCTCTAGCCGATACGTTGCCACGCTCATTCCTTCTCAACCCACTCGGCCAATTTTATAACGTTCTGGCTCTCACCGAATATCTGCTGATAACAGTCCAGGCATAGCCAGACGTGTGCCTCCAGACTTATCCGAAAATAACCAATTGCCGCCTGGACACAACTATTACATTGTTGCGTCAATGCGTATCACCCCTCCATCTAATAACTGGACCTGGTCCAGGCTGATTTCCTGACTTTTGAGCATTTCCAGGACTCTCCGGTGATTCTCCAGATTCTCCACAACGAGCTGTAATTCCTCCAGTAACCGGGTGACATTTTGCCCGAGGAGTTGCCCAGCTAACCCATTAAGGCTTGACACGCTTAGCCCTGAACGCCTCGATTATCTCGGAGGTATGGACCACCTCCCCAATAGCAGCCACCCGAGGGTCCTCCAAAGCCAGATCGTCACCAGGTTTGACTACATGACGATGGAAGGCTTTGGATATTTCCACACCATCACGGAAGACCCGGTTGGCCTGTCTTACCTGTATCTGGCCATCCAGTAACACGTCGATGCTATCTATAACATTATCCTCAACCAGCATTGCGCCCCCTTTATACATGATAGAATCCCCCGCCCGTCAATGATCCATTGGCGGATATCTCGCTTAATAACATGGTTGTCGATCCCCCAGTTGCATCCCACAAAGCCAGCGTGATCCTCACGTCACTCGCGTCTACATAGCCGCCGATATTATTGCCCGCCGCAATTGCTAGATTTACACCATAGCAAAAGTCCACAAAATGCTCGCCCGCGGATGACGCGAAAGGTAACCCCTCAATAAATGCGGTGTTGCTGGTGGTCAAACCTCCCATGCTTGTGGAGCGTATGTTAAACCTAAATAGTATAATATTCCCTATTTTAGTGTAGACCCCATTTTTTATGTCTCCGGTCCATCCGGTGTTGTCATCAGTATCGGTGATCCTCGGCGTCCAGGTCCCTTCCTCGTAGTCGTCCAAAAGCTCGCTGACCGTAGCGGCGCCAGTCGCGCTTGTTCCGGCAGTAGCCGAGAAATCAATCCCCTTCCCGGCCGTTGAGAGTATTAAATTCCCGTCCGCTATAGATAGATTAGTACCATCAAATGTTAAATTAGCCTCGCCCAATATTGCGTTGGATCCCGTCACCGTCACAACGGTATTATTGGTTGAGCCGCTTAATGTTACTCCTCCACCTCCTCCAGCCGCTGCCCATTTCACGCCGGTGGTCTCCCCTGAGTCCGCTGTCAGGACCTGATCATTGCTGCCCACCGCCAGCATCTGAGGATTCCCCGAGCCGTCACCGATCAGGATGTGGCCCTTGGTGGACATATCAACGGCACCGATTGCGCTGCCTCCGTTGCCGACCAGCACCCCGTTGGCGGTAAAAGTGCTGGCCCCTGTCCCGCCATTTGCCACGGTCAGGTCTGTGCTGAGGGTCAGCCCCGTTAAAGATAGTGTATCGCCGGTGCCGACGCCGATACTGGTCCGTAGGGTAGCCCCGGATTCAGCGACCGGGTCCCCTGTCCCATCTCCGACAATCATCTGGCCATCGGTCAGGACCGCCATAGCAGTGATTGCTCCAGACCCCGACCCCAGCAGCACACCGCCATCAGTAAAGGTTGAGACCCCAGTCCCGCCATTTGCCACGGTCAGGTCTGTGCTGAGGGTCAGCCCCGTTAAAGATAATGTGTCGCCGGTGCCGACGCCAATGGAGGTCCTCAGAGTAGCCCCGGACTCGGCCACGGGATCGCCCGACCCGTCCCCAACAATCATCTGGCCGTCGGTAAGGACCGCCATGGCCGTGATTGCTGAGGCGCCCGACCCTAGCAGTACCCCGCCGTCGGTCAGGGTAGAGACCCCGGTCCCGCCGTATGCAACCCCCACATCTGTTCCCTGCCAGACTCCCGTTGTGATAGTTCCCAGCGATGTGATGAAGGAGGTCGCTTGCCAGTCGGGGAGGCCCCCAGTAATCCGCAGAATGTCATTAGTTGAGCCGACCCCGAGCCGCCGCAATTGAGAGCTGGAGCTGGCATAGACAATATCCCCGGTGGCCTGAGATTCGAGGACGTGCAACCCGATCCCCTCAAATTCGGCTTTGGTTAAGGTGTCGCCTTGGTCCCCGTGTTTTAGCTCGTTCGCCATTTATGCCCTCGCGAGGACGCCCTGGAAGCCGCCGCCCAGGACCGCATCTCTTACCACAGACGTGACCTTTTGCTCGAAATCGTCCATGCCCAGAACGTCCCCAGCTATCGTTATATTGACCGTAATTCCCATTCCTCCCCGGCCCAACGGCACCACCGCCTCCGGCCCTTGCTCTCCCAGCATCGCCAGCGTGGGCCGGCTGACTATGCCGCCCGCCGCCAGCTCAGGGATGGGCCTGATATTCGGGAACCCCAGCGACATCCCAGCGAAGCCCGGAATCACGGTTTTTCCGGCAACAATAATCGGGTCCCACGAAGGAAACTTGATTTCCAGTTTGTTGATTCCGTTAATAAACCCGTTAATAACTTTAATTATGACATTGACCGATGCCTTGATGCCGTCCGAGATGCCGGTCCAGATGCCCAGGATTTTACCCTTAACCGTCTCAAAAGTCGTTACCAAGAAAGTGGTCACGGTCGTAAAAGTGGATTTAACACTCTCCCAGACCTCGTCCCAATTTTTCTTGATGAACAAAATGGCTTTAATCAGTGGGCCGGCGGGGAGAAGCCAGCCCAGCTTGGAATGATAGATTTCGGTGATTTTATCAAATACCTTCTTGACAGTGTCCTTGATAAATTTGAACACTATCTCCCAGGTGGTCTTGAGGATATCAAGGCTGACCTTGAGGGTATTGATCATGGTGTCCCGAACTGTCGTAAACCCGGTGATCAGTGCCTCGGATACTATGTCCCAGGTCGCTATGATGGCGTTCCAGATCTCGTCCCAATGCTCCCCCAATTTTACGACCGCCAGAACGATCAGACCAATAGGCCCGAGGATTAACGGCAGCGCTGATACCAATTTGCTCCAGCTATCCTTGAAAAACTGGATTATCGTGTCAAAGTTCTTCCAAATTACAATCCCCAGCGCGATCGCGGCGGCGATTCCGAGGACCGCCAATGTGACGACGCCCATGCTCAAATTGAGTCCGATGAAAGCCAGTTTCGCCCCGTGGAGTACCGGCGTCAGTATTCCCATGATGCCGGAGAACCCCGCGACTATTGGCCCTGCCGCCATAAATATCGGCGCCAGCATCGACGCCTTTTCCACTAATGCCCCGTTCTCAAATATCAGATCAGACATGGACGATTTCAGACGATCCATGGCGGTCTTGGTAGAGGCCAGTGCATCCGCCTCCTCGCCCATGACCACATCTAACTCCTGGAGCCGGTCCCGATATTCTGCCGTTTTCTCGCTGTTAAGTCCTAGCTGGTCCAGGATGGGCGCAAGCCCGCCGGCCTTTAATTTCTCAAGGGCTTTCTCTGCCGCCTGGATCGTCTTGTTCGCCTCGGCGGTTCCTTTGGCAAATTCCTCCTCGCTGATTTTGCCGTCGTTGTATTTGTCGGCCAGGTCGGCCAGGTCATCGCTGGCGTCACCTATAACGCCGCCGAGGGCTTCTTGCTCAGAGCTTAATTCAGCAATCGCGCCGCGGAATTCCTGCATTGCCGCCCGAGATTTTAGCCCTTGACTCTCCATTGCCGCCATCGCGACCGCGGCATCATCGACCGATAACCCCATCTCGCCCATCTCTGGGGCCAGCCGCTCGATAAATTTAAGAAACTCGCCAACGTCTCCGGAAGTCTCCCGGGTTATCAAACCAAAGGCGCCGAGCAATTCTTTCTCGCTGCCGGCGGCAATCCCCACAGACTTGAGCGCCGCGCCGCTCTTGGCTAATTCCTCCGCTCCCAATCCTGTGGCGTCGCCGACCATGTCCCAGAATGTGGCATATTCTTTGAGGGCGTCGGCGCTCTCCAAGCCTTGCGTCGCTCCCTGGGTCATCAACTCCAGGGCTGACTCTAGTGGAAAAGTGGCGTTGGAAAGGCTCGTCGCCATTCCCCGGATTGACTCCTCACTCATGCCGGTGGCGTTGCCCAGCTTGCGGGTCTGCTCGGTCAACGGCGCCTGTTTTTGGGCAAGCGCCTCCATGCCGACGCCCAGCGCCGTGATACCGATACCGATGGCCCTCTGGTTTTTGACCAGGGAATCCTTCATCCCCTGAAAGCCAGACTTGACCTTTCCAACCCCCGCCTCAGCCCCCGAGGTGTCGGCGGTGATTTTGATTTCTACATCATTCCCGGGCATCCTCTGGTTGACCCTCCTGGATTATTGCCACCATCCGGAGGATGGTCGCATCCTCCGCTAACAATTGAGACGGCAGACAGCTATATCTTTGGCAAAGGCCGTCGATAAGCTCGGCCTCTTCTAGCTGCCACGGTTTTGTTATCCTTCTCCCCTCACGGTCGATGCCGCCGCCAACGTGCTTAAATCTCCGGATGTCTCGACTAAAGGGGCCGGCACTCCCGCCACCGTCTGGACCCAATACTGGACGACCAGATTTGTTAGCTGCAATGGGATGGCCATCATCCCCTCGCCATTCGCGGGGATTGGGTTCCCTTCGGCGTCCTCGATGTTCCAGTCCATCAACACGTTATCCCCGAATAATCGGGCCATGCTTTCCTGGTCCTCCCCCTGAGCGGATTCCCGTAGCGCGATAAACTGGGCAAAGGTGACACTCAATAAGACCCTGACCTCACACCCGTCATAGTCTGTCCCCTCAAATGTCATATGGGCGGTTTTCTCAGGGATACGAAATCGCGGCTTTGTCCCGTTAGTGGCTACCATTAGGCCCACGTCGGAACGGCGCCTCCGGACAATGCACCCGGGGCGGACCAGGTCAGTTCCCCGGAGGATGACCGGCTGAGGGCGTAATCGCTGTAGAAAAGTTCCCCCGCCAGCACCTGTCCGGAAATCGTAATCGTTGTGGTTCTTGCCACGCTTGAGGATGGCACCGTCTTGAAGACGTCGTGGCTCATGTTGGACGCATCATTAAATACGCCGCTGTTAGAAACTGTGAAATCCGCCAGCGTTTGCAGCCGCTCCCGGGCTGACTTATCCAGGCCGGTGGTGTCTTGCTCCTCCCTCGGTGTGGCCCAGTCCATCGAGGTTATATCATTTGATATGGTCCGGGCAGTCCCGCCCGAATCGTCGATTGCTACGGACATTCCAAGACCTGATTCTTTTGCCATCTAAACTCGCCTCCTATAGTGATAATCATTCCAGTGGTCCATGTACTCCAGCGGCTCCATGATGTGTCTGTTTACGCTCATAAGCGGGTCTCGGTCTAATGCGATTTTATGCCGGCCCAGTCGCCCATCAAAACACTCCTGACCGGGTAGAAAATGAAACGTGATCAAACCATCTCCTGGCTCCTCTCTAACGCCCATTCCTGATTTACGGATCCAGGTGATATTGTCGATGTCATTCGCCGGGATAATAGTCCTCCAGCCGTGATTGTAATTTAGACAATCCACCTCGGCGCAGCTTGCTTCCCTCCAATAGCTGCGGCTCGGTGGCCGGTGGATCCTCCAGTGGTCCACACGGGGGGAAGGGTTTGGGAGTGGTCTCCTCATTTCCCGTACTCTCCATACTGGCGGCGCTCGGTAATATACCCGGCCTCCCCAAGCTCACGCAGTACGTCGGCAAATCCTGCATGGTCTGACATTATCTGGCGCATCTCGTTTTCCACCACGGCTTGACGGGTTACCACGTCCGCAATCCTGTCGGCCTCCTCGGCCCCCCGGTCCCGAATAGACTCGATGGCCGGCCCGTATTCCTCAACCTTTATCAGAGATTCCTCGGACTCCAGGGCGAGGGCCTGGACCCGGTCAACCAGGTCATATTGGGATTCGTACAATTCCCCTATGCTGGCAATCGCCGCGTCCAGGTTTCCCCTCAAAGTCACAACCCATCCGATCAAACCGATAACGATAACCGCCACCGGAATTAGGCTCAATCCAAGCTGGAGCGGCTTCACTCGTTCTCCAGGACCTTAAGCGAGACGCCGCCGAGAAATCCGAATAAGCCGCCGATTATCCCTGTCAGGACTTCTATCGCATCCATTCTCCAACCAATCCACGCCGCAAACATACTGAAGGTCGTGGCGCATAAAATCGCCACTAGAATCTGTGGCCTAAGTTTCGATATCACAGTCGGACCCACTGGATCCCCGTTTCTGGGTGGTATAGGGCTTGCTCCCGGGTCCGGCAAATCCGGCAAATCCGGACGCCCCAATTGTTAGGGAGAATCCGCCACCAATGACGACCGAATAAACACATCACGCGTTAAGGTTGACATCGTCCTGGGCCGTTCCTCTGCGCGTCGCAACGCAAAAGTCCAAATTCGAAAATGTTCCGGTGGTGGTGACTCTTAGATACCGCTCCACTGTTCCTGCGCTGGTAACCCGCTCTGCCGTCGGCGCAGAGGCATAGCCGACGGTGGAAAAGGTGAGGACATTTACCCACGCGTCGCTGGATCCGTTATCGCTGGACTCCTGGATGGAGACGGTCGGCGTCCCTGAGTCGCAATCGATTATCTCCAGATAGGCCACCATGCCGGCGGTGGTCCCGGCGCCGTCGTCCCGTGAAGTCGATGATCCCGCCGAAGAGTGGGTTTCCTTTCCCGTGGTGAGAGTATTGCACCAATCAAGAGCTACCCCGTTGGCCTGAGAATCAATGGAGAACGAGAGCGACCCATCCGTGGATCGGCTCCCGTCGTAGTTAACCTGTTTAGCGACCAGACAAGCGGCAACATCTCCGCGGGTCGCTCCGAACGCCCAGGTCAGAATCCGGTCAGTGGTCGGCAATCCTGAAAAGGCCGCGTGTTCCTGCTCGGCAGAATCGTTGAACCAGGATGTGACCGCTAAATTCCCATCAGATAATCCCATTACCCGCTCGTGAGCCGAGGCGTTAATGGCTGTCACATCCAACAAATCCCGAGGCGAGCTGGCGTTATCAATAGCCGCAACGTCTCCGCTCAGGTCGTAACCGTGGACAAATATCTGCTGACCGAGTCCTGATTTCTTTGCCATATCTTCCCCCTATGGAGTAATGGTCACTTCCTCGTATATTTGGATGCTGAAGGGAATTGTCGCCGCTCGGTATAGGCTCCCGCCGAGGTCTATCGTGGAGACGGTAGCCGCTCCAACCGTGGAGTCGGTGCAATTATCGGCGAGGTTTGCGTCGGACCTGAGCTTGGTGTCCACCTCAACCATTGCGTCCCAAAGCTCCAGTTCGATACTCTCCCGAACGTCCACAGATGCCTGAAGCCGGAAATAAGCCCGGACCATAATAGTTGTAGTTGACCCGATATCTCCGAGGGTCTGCCAGCCGTTGGTCCGAGCCTGGACCCAGTAGGCCAAGACCGGAGTTCCGGACAACGCCAGAGGCTCGGCCCGGATTACGGCGGTAAAAGCCGGGTCGGTAATAGTGGATAGCAACACGTCTATCCGGTCCAATGCTCCCGCTCGGCTCACCGGAACGCCTCGACCACGGCGTCGCCGATGTACTTATTTTGAAGTGCCGCCTGATTAGCTTTGATAGCCTGGCTGGCCTTGGCAAACATATGGTATCGGGCCTCGATTTTCTCCGCGTAATGGATGCTCTCGCCGTGGGAGTATTTGCCGGCATCAAATACCGCCAGATTATCCTCGATCAGTTTCACCCCGATCCGCCTCTTGAGGTCTCGCGACTTCGCCCCGTGGCGCTCGCTTGGTGAGGACTTCCAGTACTGGGATGCTGGAGGGCCATAAAGTTGGTCCTTAACTTTGTTCGCCCCTTCTAGAATGGCGATATCCATCAACCCACGGTTAACGATTCCTTGCATTACCTTGAGAGCGGTCCCGTCA